CATCTTTCGATGTCTTTTACGGTTCCCAACGCCGCTCTCTTCCTCTCGGATGTACTTCTGTACTTCTGCACATTCTGTGCAAGGGGAGGCAATATTGCCTTTGTTGTATTCCTTTTTAAAAGGGGAATAGTTTGTCCTTCCTTCAGTATAACGATCAACGGACTGTTTTCGATACTAACGGTTTTGGGAGCAGTACACCTAGAACATTTGACATCGTGCGCTTCTTGCGCAACGGTGACAACACTCCTGGCTACCATCTCCTTAAGCGTCAGAAAAGAAAACTTCCCGTAAATCGTCTTACTACTGCGAAGTTTAAGGGGCTCATTGGCGAGAAAAGAGCAACCTCTGTCTATGGATCTCCTACAGGGCCTTATTCTGTTACTGCTGTCACTCACGTGATGCAGGCAGAATTCCAGGCCCCGCAGGATCTTATAGATAGGGCGCTTAACTCGGCAAGATCCCAGCTGCTTGGTAGACTCTCTTCACAAGACATCAATTTAGCCCAAGCTTTTGGTGAGCGATCTCAGTTGACTGACATGTTGGCCACAACGGCTACACGATTCATCGACGGATTTCGAGCATTAAAGCGCGGCGATTGGCGAAAGTGTTTAAGAGTACTCCAGGTTCGAGAAAGTTACGCTGTTAAAAGATCTGGACGTAAGATTATTACTTACGAAAAGACCTGGGAACAGAATCCTTTCCGAGCAGCTTCAAGCCTTTGGCTCGAATTCCAATATGGATGGAGACCGTTTATGTCAGATATTGATGGGGCCGCTAAGACGCTTGCAGAGAAACATGTTAAAGATGAGTCCGGATCTTTTTATAAGACCGAGATTTATTCTGGATCATGTACTCTAAAAGATAATTACGACCTTATTCAAATTCCGACAGAAACGTCATCCGGCTATATGAGAAGACGATCTGAGGTTACTGCTAAGACTATTATCCGTGCGAATGTTGAGAACGAATTTCTTCGTTATTCACAAAAGCTCGGTATAACTAATCCCGCTCTTCTGGCCTGGGAACTCACTCCTTTCAGCTTTGTTGTTGATTGGTTCTTACCTATTGGTAATTACCTAAAAAACTCACAGGCTGCGTGGGGTATGAGTTTCCAATTTGGCTCAGAAAGCGTTAAGCAGACGAACTTGACAAACGGAAGGTACGAGTTGAAATCTCCAGATAATACTTATTATGAGGTCACTACCTACAGGCTCGGTGTAAATACAATTTATAACCGTAACCGTATAACTAGTTTCCCTGATAATCCATTACCTGATTTCAAGAACCCGTATTCGCTGACTCATGCTGCGAATGCGATTGCATTGCTCGTACAAGTCTTTTCCGGGGGTTCCATCCGGCGATGACTTTAATTAGAAATAGGAGGCCATATGGCCAGTATTACTAACTTATCCCTACTTGACGGTCAGGCTACGCCTGTCGCTAAGGTCTTTACACCGGTAACAGCATCTTTAGATGTTGCTAAATGGACTGACAAAACTTCTGGACGATTCATTGGCTTGCCAACGGTCGTACTGAAGTCTGCCGTCCCTAGTAACACCAGCCCTCACTTTAAGGTGATGGCCGAAGTTCACTTACCTGTGCTTGAGACAATTACCAACGCTAACGCGAGTGGTTACACTGCGCCACCTAGTGTGGCTTACACTGTAAAAGCTCTCGTTACGTTGATTATGCCTGCTCGCAGTGCACTGCAAGAGCGTAAAGACCTCGTAGCTTTCACCTCGAACCTGCTTGTGAATCCACAAGTTAAGGCTCTTGTTGAAGGCTTCGAGATGCCTTATTAACAGCGTCGTGAGACTGCTGCTAATTTTACTGGCTATGCTGATGATTTCTACTTTACTTAATATAGCTTCATTAGTTATATTACTATCTTAGGATCATTCAGAATACTTTATTTAAGGAACTGTAATGTTAAACATTAAGTATGTGGGTTGTACCCGTCCTTTGGCTCTTGCTAAGCTGATCCATGAATCGATTTGTTCTCCGTACTCTCTAGATCGTTTAGTCGATCTAGGGAATGCTGATTACACATCATACTTAAGTGCTCCCGAGGATATCGATTATAACGCAACATCTCGCGATTTTGCTTTAGATTCTTTATCTCGGTCGTACTTGAAGAAGCTTCCCAACTTCGAAGATCCCTCGCGGGAGCAACGAACATTGGATCTTTTCATGGATTGCGAAGCTCAATGTAGAGATACGAACCAGAGACTAGAAGCGAATGACTTAGGTCACTTTCATGACGAATTTAACGTTATGAAAGGAAAAATCGCTTCTATTCTAGGTGACATACCTCATACACTCGAGTTCGCGTTTGGGCCTGGCGTCAGTATCGGGAGAAAAGGTATCGACACCGGTAATTACGCTAAATATAGCGTCTACCGTCCGTCTGTTACCGATAAAGCTGCCGCGTTTGCAGAGACGTACCTAAATAATACTCTATGGGGTGACTACTTGAAACGTGGTCACGACAATCGTATATTATTCGAATACGTCAATGCAGCGGAGATCGCCTTTGTACCGAAGAATTTTAAAATACTTCGTACGATCGCCATCGAACCTTTGATGAATACTTATTTTCAAAAAGGATTCGGCGGTGCTATACGAGATAAATTAAAAAGAGTCGGTGTTGACATACGTCAACAAACCCTCAATCAAGAGGCCGCTAGAGAAGCAAGAGACCGCGGCGACGCCACTGTTGATATGAAATCAGCAAGTGATACCGTCTCGAGAATGCTTGTAGCTCACAGCGTTCCTATTGATTGGTACGTAGCTCTTGATACGTTTCGTTCCCCGCTCTATAAACTTCCTGACGGCACTAAAGGTGTCTTCGAGAAGTTTAGTAGTATGGGTAACGGTTTTACGTTTGAGCTAGAATCCCTGTTATTTTACGCAATGGCTTACGCCATTGTTAAAACTGGCAGCGGTTACGTGGATAGAATCCACGTGTACGGCGATGACGTTATCATTCCTCAAGAAGACTATCCACGTTTCTTTGAATTCTCCAAGATACTGGGTTTTACAGTAAATACTGATAAAACCTTTGCGTCCGGGGAATTTTTTGAAAGCTGCGGAATGGATTTCTATGGAAACGTTAACGTTAGACCTCTCTATCTTAAGAATGACCTTAGGTTCGATTTTGACATTTATGAATGTCATAATAGTCTCCTACGGTTTTCTGAAAGATGGAAAGTCGATTTCAGCAGGGCAATTGCTCTTTTACAGAGCTTTATTCCTGCTAAACGCCGTCTGTATGTTCCTTTTCCTTATAGCGGCGGGTTTTGGACCCGTCTCGATAGGGACTTCGGAATAACAGACCAGGGTTGGGAAGGATCCTATCATAAGGCTCTTATGTTTAAGTCTAAGACTTTTCATAATAAGAATTATGAACCTTCTATACTACATAGCTTATCTAGTCCTTCAAACGGAACTCGTTCCGCTAGAAAAACCGGTAAATATGTAGTTAAGAAGACCTTCTTCCCGGCGGTCTCATAAAAGTGTAAGATTATCACTTTCACTTCCCTTCGGGGTGGGTCACCGCACTAGTGCGATGACGCGAGAGGAGTT